AAACTCATATGCCCAACAACCCAGTGTGCACATGGTGCAGGTGATGATATATTCACATTAGATACAACTTGCATGGATGACAACATTTGTTGTAATTGCGGATTTGATATTTTTGGTGTCAGAATAGAACCAGAAGCATGTGTTCCTCTTGTTGATATAAATTGTCCATGTTTAAAATTAGATAGTACTTCATGTTCTGGTTTGCCAAAATATATCAGAAATACTTGTCAAGCATATGTTTGGACTGCTCTTGGTGGAGATTTACTTGAAGGTAAAACTTCCTCTTGTAAATCATGTATAGATTCCACCAGAACTATTGTTGGTAAATGCTGTAGAAATGGAAGAAGATATTCTTATATTAAAGAAGCAACATGGATCAAAGATCCAACCAGCGAAAGTGATTGCGGAATAAAAAGAAATTGTTTTGCTTTTGAATATCTTTCTGCAATATACCCAGATGAAAGTATCGGTATAATTGATTATGGATATGGATTTGATATAGAAAAAATATTTTCTGAAGGTGGTATTGCAGGAGGCGGTCCCGGAGGACCAATAACTATATGCCCTAACATTGAAGAGGGAATAGATGAAAGTTTTTACTGTGCATGTTTTCCAAATTGCTGCAATACATTTTGTATAGGACAAGAATGTACACAAGAAGCAAGATGTGAAGCTATGTGTAATCCTATAAATAATTGTAGTCAATTTAATAATGTATATCAATCTTTATATAATCAATCATTTGATGAATATAAATGTCAATATTGTTCTACAGTAGAAAACGATCCTTGCGGTTGTAATAGTCCACCACCACCAGAAGGATGCGATATCTGTGTCAAAAATCCTTGTGGTACAGGATGTTATGTGTCTTGTTCAGAAGGACCAATAAATTGGTGTGATTATTTCTGTACTACTCCAAATGAAATAAATTGGAGTTGTATATTTCAATCTGCAGGACTTCCAAACGATGCTACACAATTGTTATTAATTTTAAGAAATCTCGGTTGTCCTTGTGCTCCGGATTTTGATACATGTAACGATATTTGTTATAATTCATTTGGAACTAATGATGCAAATTAAAAAGAAAGGATTTTATAATGCAAGTGAAACTGTCTGAAATTTATAATGCAATTGAACCTCTTAATAAACTTTCTGAAATGCCACTTCCAGTAGCAATTTCATATAAATTAGTAAAATTAGTTAAAAAATTAAGTGATGAAGTAGAAACAATAGAGAAACTTCGTCAAAAATTAATAAAAAAACATGGAAAAGAAGATGAATCTGGAAATATTACTGTTACAGAAGAGAAAAAACAAGACTTTTTGAATGAATTTACAACTTTACTTAGTTCAAAAATTAAAGTGGATTTTGAGCCTATCCCAGTAGAATCTCTAAAAGATATTACAATGTCCGTATCAGACATGGGTAGATTACACTTTATTTTTAAAGAATAGTACATATTCCTTTGCATAAATAATATGTAAAGGAGAAATAATGCCTAACCTATCGTCCAGAGAAGCCCTAAAAGATTACTGTTTGCGTAGATTGGGGCATCCTGTAGTACAAGTAAACGTAGACGATGCTCAGATTGAGGATCGCATAGATGATGCTTTGCAATATTTTGCAGAGTATCATTTCGATGGTACTGAAAGAGTTTATATTCAAAAACAAGTAACTCCTAAAGATGTAGAAAGAGGTTACTTTGATCTTACAGAGCCAACAGAAGCAGACGAAGAAAAAGGTATTAAAGCAGCACCAGCAATAGATGAAACTTCAAATAAAATAGTTTCTATTGTAAGAGTATTTCAATTGTACGATACTCTTGGCGGTACTGGTATGTTCGATGCTCGCTATCAAATCGCTCTAAACGACCTTTATGGGCTTAGAACAAACACCTATAGTCAATCTATGATTACGTATGATATCACTCGTAGGCACATGGGATTATTACAAGATCTTTTGACTCCAGAGAAGCAATTAAGATTCAGTAGAGTTACAAATAAAGTCCATATTGATATGGATTGGAAAAACCAAACAACTGTTGGTAACTATATTTTAATGGAAGGATATGCAGTCCTTGATCCTGAACAATATACAGAAATTTATAATGATATGGTTGTAAAAAAATATACAACAGCATTGATTAAAGAACAATGGGGAATGAATTTGATGAAATTCAAAAATATCGAACTCCCCGGCGGTATTAGTATTGACGGAGAATCAATACTTGCAGAAGCTTTGAAAGATAAAGAAAGAATAGAAGAAGAAATACAACTTAAATGGGAACTACCTCCCGGATTCTTCATAGGATAAAATGGCACTTAATCCATATTTTGATAACAAAAAAGTATTAGGAACGCAACGCTTGATAGATGATATGACTAGAGAAGTCATAAAGGCTACAGGTATAGATGTTATTTACATAGCAAAAACAACAGATAAATTAGATGCAATATTCGGAGAGAATCCATTAGGAAAATTAAAAAATGCATTTACAATTGAAATGTATTCTCAAAATGTTAAAACATTTGATGGAAATGAAAGAGATATAGTCACTAAATTTGGTATGGAACTTAAAGATAACGTATCTCTTTTGGTTTCTCGTAGTAGGTGGTACGAAGAGGCTTCCAAATTACCAGAAGATTTCCCAAATCGTCTACATCCAAGATTAAGACCTATGGAAGGCGATATTATCTTCTTACCATATGCTCCATCCTCAAGAAATCTTTATGAAATAAAGTTGGTAGAAAATGAAAATATGTTTTACCAACAAGGAGATTATTATACTTTCCGTCTTGATTGTGAACTTTACAAATATGATATGGGTGATATTCAAACTGGATTTGACGAGATAGACAAGTCAACTCAAGGAATCATTTCCACAATTACAGATTCAAATGGAACATATCAGATGAATACATTGCAACCAAATAACAATACAGAGTTGCAAACTAACGGAAATGATTTCATAGACTTTACTGAAATAGATCCATTCTCTGAGGGAAGATACTGATGTTTACTACATTTTATTACGGAATAACTAAAAAGGTAGTTTCATCATTTGGAACTCTATTCAATAACATTTATATTGTTAGGGAAAATAAAAAAATTAAAGTTCCATTAATATATTCACCAAAAGAAAAATTTATGCATCGTTTGAAAATGGATTTTGGTAAACAACAATTTCAAACCATTCTCCCGAGAATGGGATTTAGTATTTCTGGTCTTGGTTATGATGCAGAAAGAAAGAAAAATAGCACAAATAGAAAAATAAAAGATGTAATAAATGTAAATCAAGAAGTTAGTTTCAAATATCGTTATGAAGATGTTCCATATAGTATTGCATTTGAATTATATGCTTATGTCAGAAATATAGATGATGGATTGCAAATTTTTGAACAAATAGTTCCATTCTTTACGCCTGAATTTACAATAACAGTAAAACCACAAATTTTAGAAAATTCTGCAGAAGAAAAAATTGATATACCAATAATTCTCAAACAAACTGCAATAAATGAAATATATGACGGCAGTTATAGCGATGATACAAGAGTACTAAATTTTAATATGTCTTTTGAAGCAAAAGTATTTTATCCAGGACCAGTAAAACAAGCGGAAGTAATCAAATTTATCGATATAGATATATTTGATATCAATCAACAATAACCATGGAAAAGACACCACTAACAAAATTAAACATATATCCTGTTGTATACAGAAAAGATACTGATGGTAATATAGTATTAGATACACATGGAAATAAAATAATAGATAAATCATATCAAGAAATTAATATGAATGATGATTACGATATAATTGTTCAATACATTAGTTTAACAGAAATTAAATAATATGAGTGATATAGATTCAAAATTGAGTGAAGAATTTGATTTGCCTATTGATAATAGTTCTATGATGAAACAAATTATGGAACCAAAAGAGATAGTTGCTGTAACTCCACAAACAGATTTAGAAAAAGATTATACTGATATTCGCCGTAATATCAAAAATATAATTTCAAAAGGATCTGAAGCAATTGATGGAATATTGAATTTGGCATCAGAAACAGAATCTCCAAGAGCATACGAAGTTCTTTCTCAAATGATAAAAACTGTATCTGATGCAAATAAAGATCTTCTTGAAATTCATAAGAAAATGAAAGATATAGAAGGCGTATCAACACAAAATCAAAATGCATCCACTATTACAAATAACTCAATATTTGTTGGAAGTACTTCAGACTTGCAAAATATTTTAAGAGGAAAGATGAAAGAGTTAGATACTCTTGGTGATGAATGAATGAAAAAGAAAGTTATTTAGGAAATAGCAATCTTAAAAAATCAAATGTAAAAGTATCTTTCACACAGGATCAAATTACTGAATATGCAAAGTGCATGAAAGATCCTATATATTTTATTAAAAAATACATTAAAATTGTAAATGTTGATGATGGTCTTATTCCATTTGAAACTTATCCATTTCAAGAAAATCTGATCAATACAATAAATGACAATAGATTTACAATAGCAAAAGTTCCTCGTCAGATGGGTAAATCAACTTGCATAACTGCATATTGTTTACACCAAGCGACTTTTGCTCCAAATCAAAATATAGCAATTTTGGCAAATAAAGAAAAGATTGCAAAAGATCTTTTACATAAAATTAAAGTTGCTCACGAATTTATGCCAAAATGGTTACAACAAGGAATAGTAGAATGGAACAAGGGTTCTATTCTTTTTGAGAATGGCTCCAGAATTGTTGCGTCGGCTACGTCATCTAGTGCCATTCGTGGTGGTTCTTACAATCTTATCGTCCTTGACGAGTTTGCCTACGTTGCTCCAAATATTGCTGATGAGTTTTATAGTTCAGTTTACCCTACAATTTCATCAGGTAAGCAAACTAAAGTTGTAATCATTTCCACACCTAAAGGACTAAATCTTTACTATAAGATGTGGATAGAAGCCGTTGAAAAACGAAGCATGTTTGTTCCTTTTGAAGCACATTGGTCTGAAGTTCCCGGTAGAAATACAGAGTGGCGTGAAACACAAATTCGTAACATTGGTGAAGAGATGTTTAAAGTGGAGTTTGAATGTGACTTCATTGGATCTACAAACACTTTAATTTCAACAGCAAAACTAAAATCTTTAGCATTTAAAACCCCCATTTACAAAACAAATGATGGATTGTGTTTATATGAAAAACCATATAGGGATGAAAAAGATCCTAAAAATAATCATACTTATGTAATGACAGTAGATACTTGTCGGGGAGCCGGTGGAGACTTTCATGCTTTTTGTGTAATTGATATTACAAAATCTCCATATAAAATTGTTGCCACATTTAAAAATAATGAAATATCTCCATTACTATATCCAAATATTATAGTTCCTGTGGCGAAACAATACAATAATGCTTATATTTTAGTCGAAATTAATGATATCGGCGGACAAGTTGCGGATCTTATTCATAATGAATTTGAATATGAAAATTTACTCATGTCTACCATACGAGGAAGAAAAGGACAAACTTTAGATGGGGGATTTGGTGCAAGTCAAACACAACTCGGTCTAAGAACCACAAAAGCAGTGAAAAGATTAGGATGTTCTATATTAAAATCTTTGATTGAAGGTGATAAATTAATTATTGAAGATTATAATATAATCAATGAATTAGTTTCTTTTATTTCTAGAAATAATAGTTTTGAAGCAGATATGGGTCACCACGATGATCTTGTAATGTGTATGGTTCTTTTTTCGTGGTTGACCACCCAAAATTATTTTAAAGATTTAACAAATATGGATATTCGAAAGAATCTGTTTCAGGATAAAATGGAAAATTTGGAAGAAGAAGTAACTCCTTTTGGATTTGTAGAAGATGGCTCACAAGAGCAAGGATTTTATGATAATAATGGAATTTTTTGGAAATATTAATAAAATAATAGAAAATCGATTTTTTATATATAATTGAGACATATACTGAAAATATTCAAGAAGGAGAATCACGATGGGATTCCAAGTTAGCCCCGGTGTAGAAATTAAAGAATTCGATTTAACAGCCATCGTTCCTGCTGTTACAACAACCCCTGCTGGTTTCGTAGGAGCCTTTGAGTGGGGTCCTACAGAGCAAAGAGTTTTAATAAATAGCGAAAAAACTCTAAGAGAAACATTTTTTAAGCCATCTAGAAATGAATTTTATTCAACTTCTTGGTTTGTTGCCCAAAACTTTTTAACATATGGCAGCAATTTACTTGTTGGAAGAGTTCTCT